TGCTGGTATGCGTGACCTTGGTGCGCTTTACCCAGCATTCAACGTCAATGGCAAGCAACTTGACAACGGATACACCGTTAAGTGCGACACCACAATCAACCCTGCTGCACAACTTCAGACTGGCCTCGTAAAGGCTAAAGTCGGAGTAAGAGTAAGCAGCGTTGGCGACAAGATTGAAATCGATATCGTCAAATCAAACTTAACAACATCAGTGGTCTGATAGAGGAGTAACCCAATGTCAAAAATTGCACAGAGACAAGTACTTGCGGAAATTGTTCCAAGTAACTTTGTTAACAATTTAAAACAGCAGTCAAATGTTCAAGGTAACTTGCCAGTATGGAACGGTTTTCGTTTTGCACAAGTTTCTGGTGGCGAAATCACTGCTTCTGTAGAGAAAATCTACGAAGGCGGAAGTCGTCGACCTACGGTATTGTGTGCTCCGTCAGAAATCGGTGACATTACGCTTACCGCTCACTATGACGACGACATGAACCCAGCTTCAACAGCTTCGGGAATTGGTGAAAAAATTCAGAAGTTGCGCCGTTACGTAGGTGTTGCTTACTACAACATCACGGTATCTGTTTACGACTGTGACATCAAAGACCCAACCAACGACCGCTTCTACTACGATGCCCTCCTTGTTGGAATCACTGAGCCAGACGGCGACTCGTCATCTGGTGCCCCAGCTACATTTGCTCTTACCTTCGCAATCTCAGACGTAACCTCTACTCCTAGATAATAGGTAGTTGCGCTACGGCGTGATAATGATGTGCTAGTTTCATTCGTATGAGTGATTCACCAATTTCAGTACAAGAAGACGGCACGGACGAAGTAAAGCCTGTAGCCAAGAAACAGCTCCGTGATGCTGGATTCAGCCCTTCAGGCATGTCCACAGGTCCGGAAGAGACACAACTAGACAAGTTGCGCTCAATCGTTCGCAAAAAAGTAGAACGAAGTGCTGTTCTTATTCCCGTAACAGAACGCCCTGGCGTGGCCATTAAGGTCAGTCCAAATATTACACAAACACAAATGCGCAACTGGCGTAAAAATGCCGGAGAAGACACGCGAAACGGATTAGACGCTACCAAGTTTGCTTGTTTGGTAATTGGTCACACAACAACTGGTATTTATATTGACGACGAAGAAGTATTCGATGAGGGTGGAAATTTTCTTAATTTTGCTCACCCATTGATTCTTGAAATGACAGAGACAACACGTCCTGTTCCTGATGCTGTTAGAGCCCTATTTGGAGTAGACCCACACATCGAATCTGCAGCACTTGCAATTCTTGATGCTGCTGGATACTCAGACTCGGTCGAAGCAGTGGACCCTACGAAGGAGTCTTCGACGAACTAGTCGTAGATTCCGGCCTAATGGCAGCTGCAAGGCTGGGCGAGTTATTTAATCAGAATCCACTTACGTTCCTAGATTTAGAAGAAACTGACTGGATACTACTTTTGGCCTGTGCTAAAGTTATAAGTAACGACCGCGAAGAGCAAGAGCGTAAGTCAAAGACTCAGAATCCGTAGATTTAATCCGGATTTATAGCTTGACAACTTTTACACTCACGTGACTTAAAAATCACCGGAGACGTAATGGCTGACGAAAAACTTAAAGTTATAGTCGATTTTGACGCCCGTACGGGTGGTCTCAAGAAAGCCATGACGGAGCTCAAGGCGCTTGAGCAAATGGATAAAAGGTTTTCTTCTGGGGACCGAATAAGCCAAATGGCTAAAAAAAACGCTCAAGGACTAACGGCCTTTAAGAGAAGTCTCGATGACGTCGAAAAAGGCGTAAAAATGTTCGGCAAAGGGGTAAGTAAATTCATCACCTTAGCCCTAAAAGGTGCGATAGTAGAAATGGCGGCTTTTAGCGTCGCAATGCTAGGTATTCACGCTTTATTTGCAAGCGGTCAGTTCATAATGAAAGCTTACAACGGCGCTATGCAAATGGTCTCTGTTGGTGTCGCGGGAGTTACGGTAGCGCTCTCCGCCGCATCTGCTGCTATTCGAGAACAGCAAGCAGCAATGTTTGCATATAGAGGAAAAGGTGCTGCAGCATTTGGCTCAGGCATGGCTCAAACACAAATGGGTATGAGAAACCTCCAGAGCGATGTAGACCTTGCAACTCTTGGTGTTGAAGCCCTCAACAAAGCATATGGAAACATGTCCAAGAAAATGAGTGTTGCCCAAATTAACGCTTCTAAGCCAATGATTAAATCTCTTATGGATTTTGGTTCCGCTGGTCAGGACCCAGCAAAAGGCTTAGAACAGGTCTCTGTAGTTATGCAGACAATTGCTGACAAGAAAAAAACACTCTCTCAAGTAACTACGGAGTATAAGAAGCTTGGTGAGGAAGCAAAGAAGTCGCTTAAAGGGAAAAACATAAAGTCAAAAAAAGACTTTGAAGACTTTATCATGTCTGGCGAAGCCGCTAAAAAAGGTGGAGTTACTGGACAATTTTCTGCAGTAAATAGCACTCTTGTTAGCCAGCTAAAAGGCTACATGACACTTATTAAGGGTCAATTTGCAGACCAAGGTGACGAGATGCTTGCACCCCTGAAGGAGTCTTTTGCAAAAGTATTTGGGATAATAACCAAAGATATTACAAGGATAATGGCTGCAGTTAGTTCAAGTTTTGGAACCCAAACTTTTCTTGACGGATTTGTAAGCGCCGTAGACAAAGTCGGTAACTTTTTTGTAAAAATGGTAAGAGAATACCTTCCAAAATCAAAAGGAATGATGACCGGCTTGTCCGATTGGTGGACTTCTTTTAGAAGAGGATGGAATAGGGTTCTTGATTATCTTCGCCCATTTATAGATGGTGCAAAAGTAATTGAAAGTGCTTTTAAACCAGTATGGAACTCAATTAAAAAGGGAGCAAGCAACTTCGGCCAATTCAATAAACTACTTCAGGCAAACGAAGTTCATGTTGTTGAGACGGGAACAAAAGTTGCAGGGCTAATAGATGCGGTGTCAAAACTGTTCTCGGACGTTAAAAAAGTCATATTTAGTATGCTTCCATTTATAAACGACTTAATTAGTGGCGTAACAATGGTAGTAAAACTCATGTCTTCACTATTTGGAATGGTGGCAGATAAGGGATTCAATCAAGGGTTTGCTGCAATATTTGGTGGGTTAATAGCTTCAAAACAACTAGGAAAAATTCAAGGAAGTTTTTCACCAAAAGTTCCGGTAATGAATCCCAATGTAATGCAGGTAACGGCTACTCAGGTAAACGTTAATGGGGCAACAGGAGTTGGTCCAGGAACCACACCTCAAGCTAGTGCAGCTGCTACAAGCACCGCAGCTGCCGACAAGCTATCAAGTGGGCACAAGAAGACCCTTGCTGAAGCATCAAAGGACGCCACTAGTTTCAAAACTACCGGTTCCTCTTCTCCAGACAAGCCTGGAAAAATGGACATGATTCACCCCAAAGGCGGACTAGCTGGCGCTGGTGCAGCACTTCCTTACGAGGCTGGATACGGCACAATAAGGGACTTAAAAAATTACAATGGCGGAAAATTTAGCGGCTATGTAAGCAGCGCCATAAACATGAACAGACGAGACACGGAACGGTCTTTCCTTGAACGGGATGCGCGTAATAAGCAACTAATTGAGCAGTCAAAAAAAAGAAGTGAGGCAATAAAAGAAGCTGCCGTAACCCCGAAAGCATCTTCTTATCTCGATGCTCTTTCTATGACCCGGTTAGAAAGAGGAGGGGAATCAGCAACTGACGCATTAACCCCACCTGGAAAATTGTCAATAGAAGACAGAAACAATCTCAATGCTGAAAAAATGGAACGCGCAAAATTACGTGTTAAACAAAAGATAAACAAAGCCGGCAGAACTGTGCGAAAGGGGGTTGCTGGATATAGAGGTGCGATAGCTTTTTCAAAATCTGGAGCTATTGACCCGGAAACCGGTGGATACTTTGACCCAAGTGCAGCAAGGGCTCAAATAGACGCCAGAAGTGATTACTCAGCATTTAAAAAATTTAGAGCTAAGAACAAAATCAATAGAGGACCAACGACAAAGTTTGGTTCCAAAGTAAATAAATTTCAAAAAGGTTTTGGCGGGAAGATGGGTACTGGCCTCGGCCTTGGTTTAGCCAGCCAGTACGCTCCCGAAGAAATGCGTGGGGCCATGGCTCTCGGCGCAACGGTCAGCCAGATAGACCCACTACTCGGTCTTGCTGTCGCTGGTCTTGGCGGAGCAATGAAAGCCAAGAGTGCTGGAGCGGGAATGGCCGCTGGTGCCATGGGTGGAGCCGCTCTTGGTGCAAAGTTTGGTGCCCAAGGAGCAGTAATTGGTGCGCTCGTTG